CCAAGCTCTTTTTTAACCAACTCAGCATCATACGTTATTTTTTTGGTAGGTGAATAAAGTTCAACTCTATCATCAACCAACTGTAAAAAATCCTTATCCGTAGACATAATTGTAGACTTAGAATCTTTTAAAGTGACATTACTGACATAACTGATTACATCATCTGCTTCAAGGTTATCATATGCTAATAAAGTCAATGGTAAATGTTCTAAATACTCAACCAATCTACCCAACTGTAATTTCATCGATTGTTGCTCATCATGTGGAGCTAAGTTCCAATCGACGTTTCTATTAAGACGGCTTTTTACTTTTCTACCACCCTTATATAAAGAAAATATTTTCTGTCTTGGCTTAGACCCATTTTTACCATCAAAAACAATCACACATCGGGTAGGTTTAAACTTATTTATAGCAAATCGTATGGATTTCATGAATCCAACTAAACCACCTACGTGAGAACCATCTTCATTCAATGATGGATTTATACTAAAAGCTCTAATAAATGTATTTAACCCATCTATCAAAAGTACATGGTCATTCGGGTGTCTTATCTCAGGTATTTGAGATAATTCTTCTTCTAAATCTTCAAATCGTTGGTTTAATAATTTGCGGTCATATCCATTACTCATCCGCAAACTCATCACTCGTGGAAACATCATCTATTCCCAATTTTCCGGAATCATATTTTAGTATGACCTTTTCACATATTAAATTATAAGTATATTCTTGAAAATCGACATCTGCCATCAACGATTGAAAATCTTTAGATTGAAATTTTAACTCTTTACCAGTATGGTCATTCATAGTATACCAAGCACCACCTTGTTTAACTAGATTATGTGCTTTTAACACTTCTAACCAACTTCCAAAATCATCTATACCTTTATCAAAATAAAGTGGAAATTCCGCACTTCTTAAAGGTGGCCCTAACCTATTCTTGATTACTTGAGCACGTATTTTAATACCAATAGTGTTTTTCTTGGTGTCTTTGATCTGACCCATATTCTTTAGACGAATACGAGTTGATGAATGAAAGGGCAATGCCTTTCCACCACTTGTAGTCCACGGGTCACCAAACATTACACCGAGCTTTTGTCGTAATTGATTTGTAAAAATCAAACATACTCGTTGTCTTGCAATAAGATTTGTAATCTTTCTCATCGCCTTTGATATCACAATGGCTTTTGCTGTAGCCCAACCATCTTTATCAAAGTCAGCATCCATTTCAACTTTTGTTGATGCGGCTGCTAAACTATCTACAAGAATTGTAACAAGTTTATCTTTATCGGACTCTCTGATTTTTGTAACGATTGTTTCAATTGTATCAAATATATCTTCAACAGTTTCCAAGTGAACATATAACATTTTATCAGTATCAATGCCGATAGATTGTAAAAATTCACTCGATACAGCAGACTCGGTATCTATATAAACAGCAAGTCCATCTTTTCTTTGTGTAGATGCTAAAGCATGAGCACCAATCAAAGATTTACCACTACTTTCAAGTCCATTTATTTCTGCAATTCTACCAGCGGCAAATCCACCATGTGGTTTGTTTGATATTGCTAAATCTAATATCGTAGAACCAGTTGAAATCCAATCAGTAACATCTGTTGGAGCTTCTTGTACACCATCTAAAAAATATGCAACTTGATGTGATTTGAATTGTTTATTTAATTCTGAAGCAATTACTTCAGCTAATTCATCTCTATTTGACATAACTTATCCTATTTTTATAGGTGGGGCGGAGAAAGGAGGAAACCACCCCACCATCCCGCGGGTTATGAATTGAACAATTTATCAAAATCATCTTCTACTTTAGAAGATGCATTTGTAGTAACCATTTCGGGTTCCGATTCTTCAGAATCACCATCCGACGGATTTAAAAAATTAGAAAGATGGTCTTTCAATTCATCATACGACGGTTCATTATACAACTCTGTTAAATTAGATTGTTCATTCAACAACTTTTCAAGTACATCACCTTCATCTGCCAAAGCAGTCTGATTGGGTTTTACTCGAATAGTTGTTTTCCCATACTGATTGCCTGCTTCGGCTGCAGTTTGGCGTTCAACTACAATATCACGACCAGTTGAGGCATCAGAAATATCACCATAATCTGGATCGGCAATAATTCCAAGTAATTCCTGATAAACAGTTTTACCAAATCCCCAGAACTTTACTCCCTCGTTTTCTTCTCCACGAACAACGACTGGTGCAAATGTTCTCATCTTTGGTTCAATCCTTTTACCTTGAATCCACTCATCCTTATTTCCACTTGACTTCAATTTGTCAGCAAATTGTTGAACTGGGTCGGGACGACCAAAAGATAGAGGTGACAAAACAGTTTTGTTCGGCACCAAAGAATAGTGAAAAAATAATTCACTAAACGGGTTCTCTTTATTATGTGAATAAGGTACAATTCTAACTTGTGACTTTCCAGGTTGTGGTTTCCAAAAATTGGTTGACGCTGTATTCTGTAACTGATTAAGACGTGATTTTATGGCTTCTATATCCATGTTTATTCTCCTGATTTATTATTTAAGGTTTATTATCTATGTATAAATATAACATAGAAAAGTTTCTTTTTAGTTAATATAATATAACACTTTTCTGATTAAAAAACAAGCGTTTTTTTTATAAATTAATTATTTTCAATATTCTAGTAGGTATTCTTGATAACCCTTCTTTATTTGAAATCAATATCATATTTTTGTATATATCCCACGGTATCTGATAAGATGTATCTAATACACCATTATTTATTTCCATAATTAATTCATTTAATGCATTAATTGTATATAATGTATTGGTTATCTTTTTTCTGTGTAATGAAATGGTATTTTTTACTGCATTAAAGTCAACTTCATCGTTTTTATCAATATTATATGTACATATTAGTTCTTTGGGTTTATCTTCGTTTTGCAATACATAAATTTTTTCAAAAATAATTTTAAAATTCTTTGTTATGTCTCTAATAGTTTGTTCGAGATTATGCTGAGTCGTGAATGTACAAAGTAGTTGAGTTTTCATTATACTTCCCTAACTTTACCAGTTGCCGTATCTATTGCCTGTCCATCATCCGTTAATTGTGTTGGAGCTGGTTCACCATCGCCAGTAAATGATAACTGACATCCACCACCTGTTCTACCAGCAGTTCTTTTAGTTCTAAATGTTATTGAGTAATCATCCGGATTTTGTGTTCCTTTTGATGTTACAAATCTTGGTTCATCATTTTCATCATAGAATTGTTTGTTATGTTCTAAGTCATTTAGTGATTCATTAGTTCTAATGTTATTAGCAATTTCAATAGCAGACATAAGTGCTTCTACTTTTACACCACCACTCTGAACTAAATTCTTAGCATTGTTTTTACCAATTAGAGCAGCTGCATGTTCTTCTGTTATAATATCACCTAATTTTTGTTTATATCCCTTTTCTATATCTTTTAATTTTTCACCGAATAATTTCCATTTTCTTGATACAGGTGTTTCATCTTTCACTTCCTCTTTTATCCTATCAACTTCTTCCATGTAGTCAGCTGAAATTATTGATATTTTTGAAATCTCTTCTTCTGAAAAAGTGTTACCTAAATTTACTTCGTTTAGTGTATCTTTAATAAAGTTTTCTGTTTTAGCTACAGTAGCACTCTTATCTTCCCCTCTAATCAAATCATCATTTATCAACAAAGTATGCCCATCTTCACCAAGATATTGTCCTTGATTATTTTGTTTAGATTCATCTTGATGTAACTCACAAATAGTTTTTGAGTTTGCTGGGCATCCATATACCCTACCAGCCTTTCCAAACTTACAACTAATCAAAGAAACTTTTTCTAATGTACCACCTTTTATCTTATCCCCAGCAGGAAAATTACCGGCGGATGGTAAATATACTTCTTCACCATTTGCTAATTCTTGTTCATATAAATTATTTTCAGCAAGTTGTTTCATAATTGAATTTGCAATTCCATCATCTGCTTTATGTAGCCCAACCATCAAGTCGTTATAACTATCAGCAATAGCTTTTGATGCCTCTTCACTTGGTATATCATAATTATTTAAAACATCTTGCATTCTTTTTTGGTGATTTTCTAAAGAAGTTACAACACCCTCATCTACAGTACCATTTTTTAGTTGTTCTTTTGCATAATCAATAGTATTCTGTAATGCTGGATTATTAATACTCTGTTCTAAATAATCCTTTGAGTGTTCACTACTTGGCATTTTTACTTTTCCATCATCACCCCTTACACCAAATAAACCATGTAATCCTGGTCTTATTTTTTGTAGAACTTTATGACTACTGAAGTAATTAGCTACACTCTCGTCTTGTGATGGTTTAACTATATTTTCATTTCCCAAATCTGGTTTAGCAGCAGCACTAAGTCCTATTTTAATACCCGAGGCATTAAATGTTTTTAACTCAACTAAAGAAGATACTTTGCTAACTAAGTCTTGAGATTTTTTTGTTCCAGCATCACCGGATAAAATTTTTCTATCACCACCTAATTTATTTAAATAAGCTTTTTTACCATTCTCATTTGTAGAAAAACCAGCGTTATCAACTAACCATTGTGCCGCTTCTATTTTCTCATCATCTGAGGCATCGTCATCATATATAGTTTTTATTTTATCTAAACTTTCATTTAAAATTTGTTTCTTACTACCACTTAATTGATCACCTTGTTTTTTAGCTCTACTTTCAAAATCATTAATTGTCTTTTGATTTTCATCACTTATGTTTCTTCCATCACCTTCTTCAGCATCTTTTTCTTTATCACCACCCATATAATCACGTTCTATATCTCCCGATTTATCAAATACGCCTGTACCTGTTTCTGGACCTCCTTCAGGTTCTTCTGCTCCATCATCTTTATCCACCTTTACAAATTTACCACCAAGCTTTTTATACCTTTGTGCATTAGGATTATCTACATCAGCATCTTTAACATATATTCCACGACTTTTATGTGTATAACCAGTTTTTACTTTTTTCTCTAAAGTTAAAATAACACTATCTACTACTTCTTGATCAATACCACGTTTAAGGCAAAGTTCTTTCAACAATACCAGATGATAATCATTACTTGGGTTGGGCACACCACTGGGAACTTTCTCTCTCCAATCCAACCATATTGAATCTATTTTAGAATTCATATATTTTCATTTCCCCATAATTTGAACCAACATTTGTTTTAGTCATGAAACCATTTTCTTCTAGAATTTTTTTGATATCATGTATTGTTTGTACTCCATCACTCTTATTATAATCAAATAAAAAACTGTCATAGTTATAATGAACAATATTGGTCTTTCTTGGTAATAAATATTGATGTAATTTCATTAAGAGTTTTACATTTCGTTCTGTTTCATACGACTGAATGTAGTAATTAAATAACTTTTGAGGATTTAAATTGTTCAAATTCTCTTCTTTCAGTGGTCTATTATAAATATGAGTTTCTATTTTTTTATTATCATTAAACCCAATCCACATTTCATTAATCAAATTTTTGGTCATATTTAAAAATTCAATCTCATCAGCAATCTTATTTGGAATGCCACCATACAAATATTGAAACGTCTTAGTCTTTCCTTTGTCAATATCAACACCATATTTATCTGACAAGTATTCATGTACTGGACCATCTGTAAAATTATACCCCACCAAATCACCAATCAATCTTGGATGATATGCATCAAAATCAAACTCAACAAACACATCATTCAATGGCGAAAAACATTTCC